TGGTGTACAAGATTCTACAATAGGTTCTGTTAAATTAGGATCAGGTGGAGGAACTTTATCGGGAAAAAGTGGAAATATAGGTATTGGAACAATTAATCCAACTTCAGCTTCTTTAACTGTTAATGGTAATGTGTGGGCAACATCATTTACTGGATCATTAACTGGTTCATTAACTGGGACTGCTACAACAGCATCTTATGTTTTAAATGCAGTTAGTTCATCGTTTGCTTCAACTTCTTCATATTGGAGTGGTAGTATTGTAAATGCTGCTAGTGCTTCATTTGCTTCAACTGCTTCATATGTAGTAACTGCTCAAACAGCTTCGTATGTAATTTTAGCTCAAACTGCATCTTATGTAGTAACGGCTCAAACCGCTTCATATGTTACTGGTTCGATATTTACTAATGGAAACAGAGCATTAAGTGCATCATACGCATTAACATCTTCTTACGTTTTACAAGCTGTAAGTGCATCATTCGCAACAACGGCATCTTATGCTTCAACTTATGCAGCTGTATTTCCATACACTGGAAGCGCATTAATTACAGGTAGTTTAGTAATAACTGGAAGCACATCAATTAAACAATTAAACGGAACAGTATCAGGATCATCATTAACAGTATATGGTACAGGCTCAATAAACCCAATATTTTCAGTACAAGGATCACAAGGTGAATTATTTAGTGTAACTGATAGTTTATCTGGGTCTTTATTTAGTGTAAATGATATTTCAGGTTTACCAGTAATAGAAGCATTTTCAGACAATACAGTATTATTAGGAAGCTATCAAGCACCAGCTTTATTAACAACAAATAAAATTGTATTAACTGCATCAGGAAACTTTACATTATCAACATTACCAACAGCATCTTATGATGGAGCATTTTATGACTATACTGCAAGATCAGGATCAAATGCAAGAGCAGGATCTATGATGGCTATATGGAGTGGCTCAAGTGTAAACTTTACAGAAACTACAACTACAGATTTTGGAACTACAACTGGACTTAATTTAGCAGTTTTTGTAATTGGTGGAAATATGGTATTAACAGGATCAGCAGCAACAACAGCTTGGACAATAAAAACAATAATAAGATCAATATAAGGTTATGGCATTTAATTATTCACCAAAGATTGTAACTAATGGATTAGTCTTTTACTTAGATGCATCTAATAATAAATCATATACTAATGGTTCAACTAACTGGAATGATTTAAGTAGGAGTAATATAAATACAACACTAGTAAATGGTCCAACTTTTAATTCATCAAATGGAGGAAGTATTGTATTTGATGGAGTAGATGATAATGCACCAACAGCATTTGATACAGCACTTGGAGATTTTACAGTTTGTTGTTGGTTTAAACCTACAGATTCATCAAACCCAGCATATGCAAGGATGTTAGATAAAAATTATCAAAATGGTTTTTGGTTAGGAAAAAATGCTTCAGTTGCTAATAGTTGGGGAGGTGGTATTAGAGAAGCTAGCTTACCATTTGGTATATTTTTAACTTTACCAGATGGACAATGGAATTTTTTAACTTCTATAAGATCATCATCTACACATACATTATATGGTAATGGTATTACTAATACTACAAGCAATACAGTTCCATCAACTGCCTTAGATACTACTAGTTTATTAATAGCACAATATGTTGGAGGTGCAGGGTATAATTATAAAGGAAGTATCGCTTCTCTTCAAATATACAATCGTGCTCTTACATCAACAGAAGTTCTTCAAAATTATAATACAACTAAAACAAGATTTGAATATTAAATTATGGCTGGAGAAACAGGATTAAATATTGTAACTAATGGACTTATATTATACTATGATGCTACAAATCCTAAATCATTAGTTAGTGGAAGCATTACTTGGATTGATTTAAGTAGAAGTAATATAAATGGTACATTGACTAATGGACCAATATATACATCAAGTTTTGGAGGAGGAGTAGTTTGTGATGGAGTTGATGATAAAATAGCTATACCATTTACAGCATCTGCTCCTTCAGTACAACCATACACTTATGAAATAACTTTTAGTCCAAATGTAGCTGGTATTACCTTTAAAGGATTAATGGGATATTCAGATTACCCAGTAAATGGATTTAGTTTAGGATTATATAATAATAGTACAATATATTTTCAAGCTTATAATAATTTAGTAACAGGTTCTGCCGCAATAAGTGGATATTTTAATCCAACTATAGGAGTAGCATCTGTAGTAACAGCAACTTTTATAAATAGGGATATGAAAATTTATTATAATGGAAATTTATTTGCTTCTACTACTATAGCATTTGATCCTTTACCAAGTACAACACCTATAGTAATAGCAGGTACAATCCAAGGAGGATGGGGACCATCAAATATAACAGTTTATAATGCTAAAATATACAACAGAGTACTATCAGCTGCAGAAGTAAAGCAAAATTTTAACACAATGAAATCAAGATTTAATATATAAAAATATGGAAACAATAATTTTACAAGACGATTACGACAATAGAAAATTCATGATATTTAATGTATCTGAATTACAAGACATTAACTTTACTGAAGTACTAGAAACATCAATAGATACAGTAAGAAAATCAGTTGATGAACAAAAAACATTTGTTAAATGGGATGGCACAATGCCTGAATGTGTAGCTAGATTAGCTACAAAAGAAGGACCATACACATATGATGAAATTATAGCAATTTTAGATACGCCAGAATGGACAGCTCCATTCCCAATAATATAATGAGTACTACAAGCGGAGGATTAAATATAGTAACTAACGGACTAGTACTCTATTTAGATGCGGCTAATTCTAATTCATATGTTAGTGGAAGTATTAGATGGAATGATATTAGCAAAACCCAAACATCTGGATCATTAATCAATGGACCTACATTTAACCCGGCTAATGGAGGTGGAATAACATTTGATGGAGTAGATGATGACTGTAATATAAATTATTCAACTAATTCTGTTGATATGACAATTGAAACAACTCTTAAAGTAATATCATTACCTAGTACTAAAGTATTTGTTGGAAAATATGCTGGTGCTAATTGGTGGTTTGGAGCTTCAAGTGGAAATTTTAATTTTTCAATTGATGGTAGTCAAATAAGTGGGGGTGCTATTACACTTAATAGAACATATACTGTCCATTGTGTGAATGGTAGTATAAATAAAAGTATATATGTAGATGGTAATCTAATTAACAGCTCAGCAAAAACAACAAATGCCGCTACTGGTAACATACATATAGGTCAATTTGGTGATTTTGGAGGATTTAATTCTAATATTATAGTATACAATTTTAAATTATATAATAGAGAATTATCCGCAGCTGAAATAAAACAAAATTACAATACAACTAAAACAAGATTTGGACTTTAACAATATTTATTAATATAAACCCGGAAAGTGAAAGGTAATTATGGCAAATGAATTTATAATAAAAAATGGATTTCAATCCAAAGGAACATCAAATATAACAGGATCGTTAATTATAACTGGTTCTAGTACATTTATTGGTAATCAAGTAGTAACAGGTTCAAATAAAGGCAATATAACAGCCTTATCAATAGCATCTAGTACGGCATCTTTAGATTTAACTTTAGGAAATTTTTATACATTACAACTAGTATCAGGCTCAAATACTTACATTAACATAAGTAATATTCAAGCTGGCCAAACCAGTATAATTAATGTATCTACAACCGGTTCAGGAACAGTATCCTTTCCATCAACAGTTAAACAGCCAAGTGGTTCATCTTATGTACCTACTACAACAACAAGTACTGATATTTTAACTTTAGTTTCTACAAATTCATCTACAGTACATATTGTTAGTGCTAAAAATTTAGTATAATATGAATATAGCTCCATTTTCTTACTTATACCAACCACCAGTAGCATCATCACCAATACCTGCAGGAATAGTAACTACAAATTTAATAATGTATTTAGATGCAGGTGTAGGAGCAAGCTACCCAGGAAGTGGAACTACATGGACAGATATTACATATAACGGAAATAATGGTACGTTAACAAATGGTCCAACATATGATTCACATGATGGAGGAAGTATTTTATTTGATGGAACAAATGATTATGTAGGTTTAACTAATGTTAATCTTAATATATCCGCTTCTCAAAATTTTGTTTGGAATGCTTGGGTAAAAACACCCCCAACTCTTACTGGCTATAAAATGATATTTTCTGTAGATTCTTATTATCTTTATCTAGCTTTATTTAATAATCAATTTGCTTTTGATTCAAGAATATCATCCCAAGTCAGATTTGGTACTCTTGACCCAGATACTTGGTATAATGTAACTATAGTTAGAGATACAGACGTAGATTATAGATACATAAATGGTATACTAATTGATACAAATGCTGATGCTTACCCACCATCAGGTGTTTTTCAAGTAGGAGTTTGGGCATTTAATAATACTTTATTTTACGATTCTAACATCTCAGTTATTAGTATGTACAATAATGCTATAAATGGAACATCTGTTTTACAAAACTTTGATGCATTAAAATCAAGATACGGATACTAAATAGTATACTATAGTTTATTTTCATAATATTTATAACAAAATATAAATAATGAATATTCCTATATACCCTGGTTCATCATCATTTTTTCCTGGAGATACTCCATTCGGATTTTATGATAACGACTACCAATTTCAAGTCGATGCAGATAAAGTAACAACTTTTTGCGCTCGAAGATTAGGATACCCTATTATGGAAGTTGAATTACAAGATTTAAACTTTTACACTGCTTTTGAAGAAGCAGTTACTACATATGGTAATGAGTTATATGCGTTTCAAGTAAGAGATAACATGTTAAATGTGTTAGGAGCATCAACAGCTTCAAATTTAAATCATGCTATTATTGTTCCCACAATGACTAACACAGTTAGAATAACAGAACAATATGGAGAAGAAGCAGGAGTAGGAGGAAATGTAACTTGGTATAGTGGATCTGTTGCATCAACAGCTTCAATACAAGATTATGATTTAGGCAAATGGGCTACGGATAACAACATCACAGGAGGAATAGAAATTAAAAGAATATTCTGGCAGCCCATACCTGCAGTAAATCAAGTATATAACTTAAACATGTTCTCAGGTTTAGGAGGTGTTCCTTCAGTTGGTACTTATGGATTATTTGGTTCAACAGGATTTTTAATGTATCCTACAAGTTTATTAATTCAAACAACTCAAGCAGTTGAAATGCAAAATCAAGTATCATTACCTGATTACACATTTGAGTTAATAAATAATAAATTAAGAATATTTCCAATCCCAATTGACGATAGTCACAATATTTGGTTTCAATATATTAAACTTGAAGAAAGAACAAATAGTGCAATTACTCAAGCACCATCATCTATAACAAATGTATCAAACGCTAATTTTAATAACCCAAACTATTCTCAAATAAATTCAATTGGTAGACAATGGATATTTGAATACACATTATCATTGTGTAAAGAAATGTTAGGGTATGTTCGTGGAAAATACACTCAAGTTCCTATTCCAAATAGAGAAATTACTTTAAATCAATCTGATTTAATTGCAGCTGCAACAACAGAAAAAACAGCATTAATTGAAAGATTAAGAGCATATTTAGACGAAACAAGTAGACAATCTTTACTAGCTAGAAAATCAGCAGAAGGAACTTCAGCAATGGAAGAGTTAAGTAAGTCACCAATGACAATTTTTATAGGATAAAACATGGCACTATTTGCATCCAGTAGAGACGCTTCGTTTCTAAGATATATGAACAGAGAAGTAATGGGAAACGTTATTTCACAACAGTGTGCTATTTACAAATACAAATTGGCTGAAACAAAGATCAATATGTATGGTGAATCGTCTGGAGGTAAGTTTTTTGAACAACCAGTACTATTATTTGCTTTAATAACTATTGGTGATAATGTAAGTCCTACAAGTGAATTAGGGGTTAATTTTGATTGGCCAATGTCATTTGCATTCTTAAGAGATGATTTAGTTGATGCAAACGTGCATCCCGAAGTAGGAGATGTTATATTATACCAAGAAAGTTATTGGGAAGTAGATAATACAAATATCACACAGTTTTGGGGTGGTAAAGATCCTGATTATCCAAATAACCCAAATCCATTAAATCCAGGGTTAGCTGAATTTGGTTATAATGTTAGTGTAACATGTGAATGTCATTATGTTCCTAGCGATAGAGTTAACATTATTAGAACGAGATTATTATAATGGCTAAAAATAGTAGAACACCAGTTCCAAAAACACAAAGAGAAATCAGTGTGGAACAACATAAAGCATTTGATACTGAGGTAGGAAATCCTAACTATGCTAACGGCGTAAATAGAGGAGATCAAATTTCATTTGCTGGTGATACTGTAAAACCATTTTCAATTGGTATTCAAGATATTGATGAAGCTGTTTTTTACTATTTTCAAAACGTAATTAAACCATTTGTATTACAAAATGGAGAAAGAATAGAAGTTCCTATTATTTATGGTTCACCTGAAAAATGGGCTTCATTCCAGAAATATGGATATTTTAGAGATTCTCAAGGTAGAATCATGATGCCTATTCTTATGTTTAAAAAAGATAGCATTAACAAAGTAAGATCAGTAGCAAATAAATTAGATGCTAACAATCCAAACAACGTTTCAATAGCTAGAAAATCATATAGCAACAAAAATGCATACGATAATTTTAGTGCATTGAATAATGTAATACCACAAAAAGTAAATTATGCGGTTGTAATCCCAGATTATGTTACTGTAACTTATAGCTGTGCTATCAATACTTATTACATGGATCAGCTCAATAAAATTGTGGAAGCAATTGAATACGCATCTGATTCGTATTGGGGCGACCCAGCAAGATTTCAGTTTAAAGCGATGATTGATTCGTTTACTATTAAAAATGAATTAGCAGACAAAGAGGAAAGAACAGTAAGTAGTACATTTAGTATTAAAATGAATGGATATATAATTCCAGACGTACCACAAAAAGATATGACTGCATTAAAGAAAATACCTGATGTAGTTAAAATAACAGTAACAGAACAAATCACAAACAATATAAATAATATTAAATAATGAGTATATCTTATGTAAATAATGGGGACTCCGGATTAACAGCCAGAACCATAATTAACCAAACCATTAGTGGAGTAAATAGCATTTCAGGTTCATTTCCTTATACAGGAAGTGCAATCATATCAGGAAGTTTAGTTGTGACAGGTTCAACAACTTCGACAGGTGGATTTACAGGATCTTTAGTTGGAACGGCATCTTATGCTTCTTATGCTTTAACTGCATCTTTTGCTTTAAATGGAGGAGGTGGTGCCACATTTCCATACACTGGAAGCGCTATTATAAGTGGTAGTTTAGTTATAACTGGTTCTACTACATCAACAGGAGGATTTACAGGTTCATTATTAGGAACTTCATCATATGCTTCTTTATCACTAACTTCATCTTATGCTGTAACATCATCATATGTAGTATCATCATCATATGCTTTATCAGCTTCTTATTCTCCATCTTCTGTTACATTCCCATACACAGGAAGTGCAATTATAAGTGGAAGTTTAACAGTTATTGGTTCAACATCATCACCATTTGGGTTTACAGGTTCATTATTAGGAACTGCAACATCTGCATCTTATGTTTTAACTTCATCTTATGCTGTAAGTAGTTCATATGCTGTAAGTGCTTCATTTGTTGTAAGTAGTTCATATGCTGCAAGTGCATCATATGTTTTAAGTAGCTCATATGCTTCAACTGCATCTTTTGTAAGAACAGCTCAAACAGCTTCTTATGTATCATTAGTTTCTGGACCAGGAATAACAACAAATGGATTAGAAATTACAGCGTCAGTAAGATCAGTAAATGGTATTTTTCCATCAAACGGAAATATATCTACGGCACTTACAGGTACAAAAACAGGAACATCTGCTTCATTAATAACATCATCTTCAGGAGCTATAACTTCATCTATTCCAGATGGATTAGTATGGATTATTTCAGGTGACTCAACCCCAGCAAATAATGGTCTTACATATATCTTTAATTCAGGTTCAGTAGGTCGTTGGTATCCAATTTCACCACTAGATACAGCAGCTGCTGATGCTAGATACTTAAAATTAGATGGAACTAATACTCCAATGTCTGGTGATGTAGATATGGGTGGATATAGCTTAACAAATGTACGTAACATGGTTGGTACAGCTTCTTTAGCAACAATTGCAGTATCAGCTCTTACAGCATCTTATGTAGTTACAGCCCAAACCGCATCATACGTTTTAAATGCTATAAGTTCATCAGTAGCAATTAGTGCATCTTATGCTTTAACAGCTTCATATGTAAAAAATGCTCAAACAGCTTCATATGTAGTAACTGCTCAAACAGCTTCATATGTTGCAACTGCCTCTTATACAACAACATCTTTAACTGCATCTTATGTTTTAAATGCAGTAAGTGCTTCGTACGTAGTATCAAGTTCATACGCTTTAACATCATCATATGTAGTACTAGCTCAAACTGCATCTTATGTAGTAACTGCTCAAACTGCTAGTTATGTTTTAAATGCTATAAGTTCATCATTTACTTCAACGGCTTCATATTCAATAACTTCATCAAATGCTACTACAGCATCTTATGTAATATCAAGTTCATATGCTGCAACTAGTTCATATGTAATAAGTAGTTCATATGCATTAACAGCTTCTTATGTAACAACTGCCCAAACAGCTTCATATGTCTTAAATGCAGTAAGTGCTTCATTTGTTCCACCTCCATTTCCATACACCGGAAGTGCCTTTATAACAGGAAGTTTAATCATTACAGGCTCTGCTACAACAAGAATAGTACCAAGAGTTTATAGCATTGTAAGTTCTACTGCTCCATTTATTAATACAGATTTATATGATGCTGTTAGTATTACTGCTTTATCAACTACTATTACTTCATTTACTACTAATTTAACTGGAACACCTAATAACTTTGATAAATTAACAATAAGAATAAAAGATGATGGAGGATCAGCTCAATCCATAACTTGGGGAGCTAAATTTGTAGCAATGGGTGCTAATTTACCTACTACTACGGTTTTAGGAAAAATAACAACAGTAGGATTTATATATGACACAGTATTAGCAACTTGGGGCTGTGTTTCAATAGCACAACAAATATAATTAATATGGGATATAATATAGAATATTTAATAGTAGGTGGAGGAGGAGCAGGTGGTAATGCATCAGCAGGTGTAGCAGGTGGTGGTGGAGGAGCTGGAGGATTACTTTCAGGCTCAACTTCCATTAATCCTGGATATTACCCAGTAACTGTAGGTTGGGGAGGTACTTCTACTTCAGCATATAGTACAAATGGTTCTAGTTCAAAATTTAATGGTTTAACAGCTATAGGTGGTGGACACGGTAAAATTTACAATGATGTTTCATCATCTGGAGGTTCTGGTGGTGGAGGAGCAGGTTGGCCAGGTTATAATGTTGGGAATTTAGGTACTCCCGGACAAGGTAATAATGGAGGAACAGGTTATAGTGCTGGTTCATTAGGTCCTGCTGGAGGAGGAGGAGGCTATTCAAGTACTGGTTCGTCATACTCTGGATTAAATGGAGGAGCAGGTGGAAGTGGATCTTTAAGTTCAATAACAGGAACTCCTAAATATTACGCAGCAGGTGGTGGTGGTGGTGCAGCGTCATATACTTTAGGTGGAGTTGGAGGCTTAGGAGGAAATGGAATCGGAGGAAATGGAGGAACTGGTGAACCTATTACTATTGGAGCAGGATACTCAGGCTCAGCAAATACTGGAGCAGGAGGAGGAGGCTCATCACCATATTCTAATGCACCCGGAGGGACAGGTGGTAGTGGTATAGTTGCTATTAGATACTTAACTGCAGATTTTACAGCTACCGGTGGAAGCATTACAACTGATGGTATATATACTATTCACACATTTAATTCTAGTAGTGCTTTTAGTATAAGTGTTAGCAATTTTTTCTTATTATTCGAATAACAAATAAATAAAATAACAAAAACAAAAAAAAATGGAAACAAAAGTTTTAACACAAGAAGAGTTACAATCATTAAAATCAATTCAAGAAAAACGAATTCAATTAACTGAACAATTTGGTATAGTTGAAATGAGAATTCAAGAAATTGAATTACAAAAAGAAATACTTAAAGAAGAATTAAAAAAACTTCAAAAAGAAGAAATAGCAATAGGCGAATCGCTACAAAAGACATACGGCGACGGAACTATTAATCTTGAAAAAGGAGAATTCGTAGGTAACTAGTTTTTAACGGTTTCTACCATATTTATAATAAAATAAAACATAAACAACAATGGCAGAAACTTTAATATCCCCTGGCGTTTTAGCAAGAGAGAATGATTCATCTTTTGTATCTAAAAGACCGGTTACAGTAGGAGCAGCAATCATCGGACCAACCGTTAAAGGTCCCGTTGAAGTTCCAACAATCGTAACTACGTACAACGAATTTGTTAACAAATTTGGTACAACTTTTGTAAGTGGAGGTGCTAGCGATAGTACAACTTATACTTATTTTACTTCAATTGCAGCTTACAATTACTTCCTTAATGGTGGTCAATCGTTATTAGTAGCAAGAGTAGTAACAGGATCTTACACTGCAGCTACAAGCTCAGCAGCAGCTAACTACTTTACTTCATCTTCAATCACATTACAAACCTTATCAAAAGGAGCAGTAATGAATAGTACAAGTGTTGAAACTAGTGGTGCATTAGCAAGTGGATCAGCTGATAACATAAGATGGCAAATTTTAAATTCTAATACAGGCTCAGGAACATTTGATTTATTAATTAGAAGAGGAAATGACAACACATTACAACCAGTTGTTTTAGAAACTTGGACAGGATTAAGTTTAGATCCAAATTCACCAAATTACATTTCACGTGTAATGGGTGATTCAATTCAAAACTATAATTCAACAAGAAATCAAATTGAGTTCTCTGGTTCTTATAGTAATAGATCAAATTATGTAACTGTAAAGTCAGTAAATTATACAACTCCAAATTATTACGATAATAATGGTGTAGCTAAAGCTCAATATACAGCTTCAATCCCAGTAAATGCAAGTGGTGCTTTTGGTGGCGCTTCAGGTGCTATTAAAGGTGGTGCTAATTTTTATGATAAAATCAGCTCAACTGATACTCAAGGATTAACAGGTGGTTGTTATGATAACATGATTAATTTATTAGCTAATACTGATGATTATAAATTTAATGTATTATTTACACCAGGTTTATATGATGCAGATTATGCAGGTCAAATTAGTAGTATTATTACAAATACACAAAACAGAGGAGATAATATCTTTGTATTAGATCCAGTAGCTTACAATAAAACAGTATCTACAGTAACAGCTCAAGCAGCATCAAGAAATACTTCATATGCAGCTGAATACTGGCCATGGTGTCAAGTTGTTGATCCAAGTACAGGAAATATCGTTTGGTGCCCAGCTTCAACAGTAATTGCAGGTGTTTATGCTTATAATGATTCAGTAGCTGAGCCTTGGTTTGCACCAGCAGGTATTAATCGTGGTGGTTTATCTACAGTAGTTAGAGCAGAAATTAAATTGTCTCAAACAAACAGAGATACATTGTATACTGGAAAAGTAAATCCAATTGCTACCTTCCCTGGAACAGGTGTTGTAGTATACGGACAAAAAACATTACAAACAGCAGCATCAGCTCTTGATCGTGTAAATGTTAGACGTTTGTTAATATCATTAAAATCATATATTTCTCAAGTAGCAAATAATTTAGTATTTGAACAAAATACAATCGCAACAAGAAATAACTTCTTATCACAAGTAAACCCATATTTAACTAGTGTTCAACAAAGACAAGGTTTATATGCATTTAAAGTGATTATGGATGATTCTAATAATACACCTGATGTAATTGATAGAAATGAATTAAGAGGCCAAATTTATTTACAACCAACTAAAACAGCTGAATTCATTTACTTAGACTTTAATGTAACACCAACTGGAGCAAGTTTCCCAGGATAAAGAAATAATTTCTTCCCCTCTAAAAAAGGGGAAGATTTTTTAAAAACTACATATTTATAACAAAACAAAAACGAAAATAAAATGGCAATATTAGATCCAAACGAGATATTTTTCACAGCATTTGAACCGAAAGTAAAAAACCGATTCATTATGTATGTTGATGGAATTCCTTCGTATACAATTAAAAAAATTGGTGCAGTAGGTTTATCAATGAATGAAATTAAATTAAACCACATCAACGTTTACCGTAAAATCAAAGGTAAAGCAGAATGGAAAGATATCGAAATGACATTGTTTGATCCTATCACTCCATCTGGTGCTCAAGCTGTAATGGAATGGGTTCGTTTACACCATGAATCAGTTACTGGTCGTGATGGTTACTCAGATTTTTATAAGAAAGATGTAACTGTTAACGTATTAGGTCCTGTAGGTGATATCGTGTCTGAATGGATTATTAAAGGCGCATTTATTAAAGATGCTAGCTTTGGTGATTACAGTTGGGATGATGAAAACGCAGCACAAGAATTAACAGTTAACTTAGGAATGGATTATTGCATCCTCAATTTCTGAGAAAAAATAAATTTAAGAGAGCTCACCTTTAAACTTGGTGAGCTCCTTTATCCTTCGTATATTTATCACAAAACAAGTTACATTAAATAAAAGCTATGGAAAAAAACATCCCAACAGAAATTATTGACTTACCTTCAAAAGGTCTATTATATCCATCCGAAAACCTATTATCAAGCGGTAAAATCGAAATGTGTTATATGACTGCTAAACATGAAGATATTTTAACTAATCAATCTTATATTCAAAAAGGCATTGTAGTAGATAAATTATTACAAGCTTTAATAATATCAAAAATAAATTACAATGATCTAGTTACAGGTGATAAAAACGCTATCATGGTAGCAGCTCGTGTATTAGGTTATGGTAAAGATTATACATTTAATTATGGTGGAGATGAACATACCGTTGATTTAACTCAAATTGATAATAAACCATTTGAACATTCTAATAAAGGTGTAAACGAATTTAATTTTACTTTGCCGTCTACTGGTACAAATGTT